CAGCCTCAGTTTCCCGATGAGAAGCCTGTCAACCCATTTGATATGTGGGAAGGTGCAGACTTTACTATTAAGATTCGTAAGGTTGAAGGATATCCTAACTATGATGCATCTACGTTCAAAGGACCGACACCTGTAAATGGTTCCGACGATGAGCTAGAAGCTATCTACAACAAGCAGCATGTGATGGCTGAGTTTACAGATCCTAAAGAGTACAAGAGCTATGCAGACTTGCAGAAACGTCTTGCTACTGTATTGGGTGAGCAAGCTCCTCGTCCTACTATGAAGCAAGAAGCGGCTTTGGAACTCAATGATGAGATCCCTACGTTTGATTCTACACCTGCTCCAACAGCACCTGCTGCAGCTCCTGCACCAATTACGACTGCAGAGTCATCTATGTCTGATGATGATACTATGTCGTACTTTGCTAAGTTGGCTGCTGACGACTAGTACTAAGGACCTATAATATTGAAGCCTCCACCATTGAGATTATCAGAGGTGGGGGTTTCATTTGCAACGATTAACGAGCTACTAGAATTGTTCACAACACTACTGTCTACAATTACAGGAGTTGTTCCACCCATCCGGGCAGCAGCATTAGCAGTTACACTATTAAGTTTTTCTCCAGAGAATACATTTACCAATTCACTTATGAAATAATCTACAGCCTTTTGAGTCTTTGTCGATATATTAAGAACCGTTTTATTAGCTTCACCCTCACCAATACCGGTTGCAGAGCTAAATCTTTCTTCTAAGTTCATTGCACCTCCGTAAACCCTCTCTCCAGAGTTCATTCTACCTAATGAACCGTCTGGAAGACTATACTGCTTCTCTTTTATACCTCTCGCCCAGTTAGATATATCCTCAACCATGGTTACTGCTCCAGTAATTATCTGTGCTACAGCTGAGACAGACGCTTCTCCTGAAGTAACAACTCTTCCTTCATTTTCTGCTTTTAAGCGAGCTCGTTCAATACCAGATGTTCCTTCAAGGAAGAAAGCAGCATATCCTAAAGCCTTGCCAGTACCTCTAAGAAGTTTATTAGCAGCTCCTTTTCTAGTTGCTGTTGATCTAATCGAATCAACTTGCTCTAACACATCAGTAGCTTTTAAGAACATTGTGGGTTTGCCTATAGCTCTAAACCTAATACCCTTACCCGTATCTACAGCTTCATATCCTGCCTTTGCCAAATCGTCAGCGTAAGAAGGTGATATTAATTTTAAAGCAGCTTTTTGTGAAGGTGTATTTGCAACATTAGATATAGTGGCAGCAAATGGAGCACGAGGAACCTTTACAACTGAACCACCTTGGCCTGTTCTAACTGTTCTACCAGAAGCTACTGGATCTCCCATTTGAGGCAGATCAGTTATATCAAACCCATTCATAGAACTTAGTAAACCTCTTTGAGCTCTATTGCTACCCAATCTTGCCAACCTATTCAATCGCTTCTGTTCTTTTACATATTCTTTTTGCAATTGCTTTTTGCTTTGAATGTCAGCTTTGTTCCCTCGCTCAATTTGCTCTAACTCTATACGAGCTTTACGAGCAGCACGGTATTCTTTTTCAGCCAACTCTTTAGCTTGAAATTTAGCATCAGCGTCTAGTGCATTAGCATTTAATACACTTCTATTTTTGAATGATTTGGCAGCTTCTTGAAATCGCTGTTGTCTAAACTTCTCTTCTCTTAAAGCAGCTTTTCTATCAGCTTGTATTTTTTTCTGATTTTCAATAATCTCTGCGCGTTCAGCTTTTACTCTTTTTGCTTCCGCTCCCTCAGCTCTTGCTAAATCTTTTATAGCAAGTCTGTTCATCTTTCGTTGAGTGTCTAAATTATCAGCTAACGCGTTTTGTATTGCTTTACCTGTTGCGTACATTGTAGTGAAAATAGCTTTCCTAAACACAAACCCAGCTGCAGCGAGTATACCCTTCACTATCGCCATAGGAGTTAGTCCAGCTAAAAAAGCGAGGGGGTTAAACTTTGATGCAGCTGCACCCACACCTGCTAGTATTCCCTTTCCGCCTCCACGTGTGGGTAACTTTCTATTCCTATCGAGCTTATCCTCTAAACTATCCAATCGAGATCGCTCTTGAATGGAGAAAAACCTAGTAAAGTTTTTATCAAGATTGTCTAAGCTCTTGTTAGCCTCATCTTGATTCTTAATTATGGTTCCGTTATCTTCTTGGATACGAACTGCTAATTCGGATATACTAGTCATGTTTCCTACTTTTCTTGTGCTTGACGCTGCATTTCTAAATGGTTAATAAGCATTGTAACGTATATTTCCCTTTCCCAAGGTAGCATTGTATTTAAATCGTTTAGCGAGTAATTATGATTTTCCATTAGTAAGAAATTGGTTTCATAAAAATTAGCTAGCGTTTCATGGGAAAGGGCTACTCGAAAAAATCCTGTAACCCTGCTAATGTGTATTTATTGTCAGTCTCACATTTACTACATTTAAATTCTATTTCTTTTACAATCGTTGGTGTGTTTTCCACAAAGGTTCTTAATGAACTAAACTGATTTGCTGTCAGTGACTCAACAAAATTTGTTAATTCTTCTTTAGTTGAATCTACAGCAAGTAGTCTTTCGTCCTCCGTGCATACAGCTTCAATACAACTTATAACTGTACTGAACATTTGTTCTGCAAAGGAAGAAGGATCAATTATTGCGGTGTTGGATATAGCCTCCTTGTAAGGCAGATGCCTCATTTCAATTGATATATCTTCTGTTATTGATATGTTTCTCGACTCCCTATCAAAGACTTCCACTTCTATACTATCTAAAGCTACAGATGTCTCTGTGACGTGATCACAATCATCTGATTGACAGATAAGATGCATTGCAATTGTTTCTCCAACAGACTTGGATCTAATTTGAGTAAATAAGTATTCGATGTCATATACAGTTAATAAATCAACATTAACGTTGTCTGTATTTAAACATTCGGTTATAAGATTTACAGTCGCATTAAGTATCTGCTTTTCATCTTGTGATTCCAGAGCAATTAATAAAACTTTTTCTTCTTTTACCAAGTAAGGTCTGTATTGAGTTTTAACTCCGCTAGAGGGAATAACAACATCATATCTTGAGATGTCTGTTAGTTGGGGTAGTGCCATGATTTAATCATCCTTATTATTTTGAAGTCCAATTTGTATATGAAAGCTGGACACTGAGCTTGACTAGTCCATCAAGCTCATTAGTAAATTCAATCGAGTTCATTGTTGTTGGGAAAGCATCTAATAGCGTACATTCATACACTATCGATTCTCTTGTAGTTATATCTAGGTCTAGATTCAATCCAAAGATTTTATCTATAGGGAAATCAAATGCCATTCCCTTTTTAAGTTGCTTCACTCTCACTTGCTTAGTAAATTCGTTAGCATAGCCTATTTCGTAAGTGTCTTGATTAACAACTTTATTCTGCCACGTCTCAAAATACTTTCTTATGTTATAGTCATTCATAACATGAAAGGTTAGGTTGATATCATCCGAAGCAAATCCATTAGGCATCTTGCGAGCCTTCATGCCAATCAATCTTTCCTGAGTCATTATCTGTCTACCAGGCATGTTGACATTGGTGCAAAGCACATTTAGCTCTCTTGTATCGTATACTCCCAACGAAGGTAACTCTACTAAGAATTGATTAGCAGAAGCTAATCCTCTACCTTTACTTACTGCAGCTTTCAATTGGTTTACACTCATCTGATCATCTTCCTTGAATCGGTATACACTTGGCCACCACTACCCTTTTGCCATGAAGCCATTGGAAGAAATGTTGCGATCTCCCATTCTGGAGCTGGGACAATAGCAAATTTGCTTTTAACTTGAGCTGTTAGGTAATGCTTATAGCAAGGAGCAAAGTACTTCATCCGAGCTGATTTCTTTAGATAGTTGTACGATACAGCAAACCTTGTCTTCTCATCGTACGCTTTATTAGTTGTATTATCCAACAACCCATCTAGGAACTTAGCTCTTAGTGTGGGAGGTAGATAATGTAAGTTCAAACCATAGAACCCACCAGGTGCTGAATCAACTACAATTGTCAGTGGAAAAGAGTCATAGTATGGTAACTTGTCTCTCGTCTTTGGTTGATAAAAGAACATAGCCATGGCACCGGGTTGAAACTCACCAGCC